ACCAATTACTTGCTCTGAAGGCCAATATGCACCTGATCCTTCAATAAATTCATCTGCTGGATACCAAGGATAATCAGCTATATCTATTGAAGTTGTATCATTTAATGTGATAATACTTCCATTAGCCTGTGTGGTACTAGGGTTAAAATTACTCCAACCAATACTTGCGGTGCAATACAAAATATTAGAAGTAGACTTGGGCGTAATCGTCAAAGATGCACCTTCTACATATGCTCTATTAACCATGCCAGTACCGTACAATGCCGATCTTGTGTTACTCTGGCTCCATGTTGTATTAGTATTAGAATCAGCATGAGCGAACTGAATAACATGACCTTGAGCAGTAAGCTCCTGACCAGACGGTACGATAATCTTATTGGCATTACCGCCAGAGCTAAGACCTTTGAGGTTTTCTACGTGTAAAGTACTCATATGATTGTCAAGTTCCCATTAACTGTAAGCGTTATGCTTGACGCTATTGTTAGAGGTCCATTACAACTAGCATTGTGTGAGCTAGGTATAGTTGTGTCTGTACCCATAGTCTGATCATTAGTCTGAAACAACGCTGTCTTAGTTGTGTTCTGTGTTGTATCAAACAGTGTAGCTCTAAGGCTGCTTGCAAATGTACCACCACCTGATAGTGTGGGTGCATCTGCTACGCTGAATATGTTGTGAGATATAATAGTTATCTCATCGTTTAGTGCAGCAGCAGCGCCTAACACAACTGTAGTTCCTGTGGTAGCTGTGTAGTCAGCAGGTTGTAATAGTATTCCGTTTTGATATACGTCTAGGTTTCCCAAAGAGTATACAGCATTAAATGTGGTTTGTCCAGCAGTAGCTGTATATGTTTGCGCTCTTCTTGTACCTTCGGTTAGAGATTGTCCTATGTATGCCATGTGTTTATCCTAACCTATAAATGCTATAGTTAAATAACCCCATTGATTGTTTCCATAAAAGTTCCAACTGGTATCCCCTGTCATAAGAGTCTGTGGGCTAAACGTATCATTTGCAGCTAAATAAATATTTACACCCCCTTGTACCGCAGTGTAATTATCACCAAAACTATAATCTCCTGCGTTAAACCTATTACCAGAATAATAATGTGTTCCATTATGATTATAGCCGTCATCTATGTTCGCTGTTCCTGAAATGTTCATATATAAATAAGCCCACTCACAACAATAAACTCCAGTAAAAGGAGCCGTATAAGTACCTGTGCTTGTATTATACCCATTTGTTCCACGAGTAGCTTTTGCACTTTGCCAACGAGGAACAATTGTCGTACCTGTATGAGTAGTTGTATCTAAAGTAGTATAATGTACGTATGGCTGGTAAGGAGTTGTAACAGCACCTGAACTATCTATCTTTAATCTATCAGCACCTTTATAAAAACGTAAAGCACCATCTCCGCTGTTACGATACATATACCACCAGTTTGAGCCTGTATCCGTTTCAGCGGTGTCATGTAATATAAGATGATTACTAGAAGCACTAAGCTTTGAGTTTTGTGAACTAATACTTAAAGCACCTGTCATCGTATCGCCAGCGGTGTTTACAAACCGTGTTTCACCAGTAGCTAAATCTTTAGACTTACCCATTAGGTAATCTCCAATATACTCATCATTACATCACAAGAGGAGGCAGCACTTGATGTCACTTTAATCTTATCGTTTGTTTGTAGAACGACTTTTTGATCACCTCCTACGACAACAAGACTGCCTCCGCTAGGTACTGTAGCTTGTTTAACTAAGAACGTATCATTAGATCCGTCATTGTGTGCTACATCAACTGTTATAGCTGCAGTAGTTCTATTAGCACAAGACAAACCGATAACGGTTGTAGCTGTGCTTGCACCTACTGTGTAGCTTCCCACTATGGTGGCTGATGTGCCTATGCTACGTGAAGTCTTTCTAAGAAATGTATTTGCCATATTGCTATCCCAAAGCTATTGCTAGTGCAACGGCTGAACCTGCTGCATCAAAAGCTGTTGATGCCGCTACACGTGCATCTGCTCTAGCGTTTGTGAAGTATAAATTAGTAGACCCTTCTGATAGATCATCTGTGTCGTGATTACCAAAAGAGATTATAGAGTTTAAATCGTGATCGTTAGATGCAGGGTCAAGGTGAGCAGCAACACTAGCAGGTAAAGTTATGAATACAAACTTAGTTCCTGCTGAGAAGTTTGTTGCTGATCCACTGTTTGAACTTGATAGTACTGTAGTTCGTGTTAGTGTGTTAGTGCCACTGTATGTACCTAGTCCTACTTCCCACTCATCAGTACCATTAGCTGTATGCACAATGGCGTAGTAAGTCGTATCATTAGTAGACATGACTGATGCGAATGTATCGAAGGTAGCACTTGCACCACCAAGAGTTAGGTTTGATGTTCCTGTAGTAGTAGTGGTTTCACGTACACGGTCTTTTAGTACTAATGCCATTGTATTACCTTTACGTTATACGTATGACTGCGTTGGATGCATCTGCTGTAGGAAAGATAACAGTAAAGTCACCTGCTGTTGAGGCTACGTTTGAGCCAAACGAGAATACAGCTATAGCTTTGTTACTGACTGAACTGTTATACAGTAAAGCTCCAGCAGCAGTAATTGTTAAGTTAGAGAATACTTCATCTGCAAAGTCTACAAGTGCCGTATCCCCCGATAATGAAATGACAGGCGAATCCAATCCCTGTCCTCCTGCACTATAGTTTGTTCCTGTAGCTTCATCTGAACTACCTGTCAACTGAGAGTAGTTAGTTGTAGCTTTATTAAAGTTACCTGTAGGTGATGGTTTAATTAAAGCTATCTTTAATGTGTGTGTGTCTAAGTCGTGAACACCCCCAAGTAGCTCTTGCTTGAAGCTGTTGCACATTGCTGTAGTAATAGTACCCATGAGAATGTCCTTTTGTTAAATGCACGAAGAGGCCAGCAAAAGCCAGCCTCTAAGTTTATCTTGATTATGCAGCGTTGTAATGTGCTGTGACAAGTCCTTGTGGGCGTAGAATCTTACGTCCGTAAAGGTGCATACCACGTACAATGTCTGCAAATGAGTCAGGATCTCTGTAGTTCTCAACTTTGTTGATCTGCTCTGCAGAGGCAACTGCGTCTTCTTGTCCAGCTAAGATCACACCAAAGTTTGCGTCTTGTGCTAGTGCGCCTGATGTACCTGCACCTGTACCTTTTGAAGGTAAGTTGTTAGATACATGGACTCTGAAGCCGTGTAAGTTGTTCATTACTAGACCGTTCTGTAGACCTGATCCACCGAAGTCAGCATTCAAAAGACGTGAGTCTTCATCTTTCATCATCTCCATGAAGATAGAGTCAACAACTAAGTAACGTCCACGTGAGTCGACGTTTGCTACATCCATTTGACGTGCCATACGTGCGACAACTGACAAAGGTGATACAGTAGCTGTTGATAATGCTGTAGCGCCAGGTAAACGTACTGCTAGTGGAATAGAATCACCAGTAGCATATGCTGTAGATGCAGCGTCTGCTGAACCTAGTGAACCAAAGTCAGTAGCGTCTAATTGGTTAACCTTTAAAAATTCACCATTTATTTCGCCCGCTGTTGGGTGCTGTGCTGTACCTGATACAGTAGTTGCATAAGTACCATTTGCTGCATGACCTGACATGTAAAGAAGTAAGTCTACATCCATTGCGTCAGCCATTTTATATGCTGCTCTATCTGCAGCTAGGCTTACGAAATCAACATTTGCAAACTGGTCTTCAATGTCATCCATTTTAAAAGCAAAGTAGTTAGCTTGATCAATGGTGAGTGAGAACTCAGAATCATCTAGGTCTTCTACAGAGATTGCTGTTTTACGCTCAAGAGTGTTGACTGTTACGTCAGGCTCTTTTTGGATGCGTACAACATCTCCTTGATTTGCAATGTCACCAAAGTAGTTACTGTTGGTAATTGCTGCTGCAACAGAAGCTTTACGTAAAGCGATCTGTGCTTGTTTGGAATAGATAATTGGGCTGAAATTGCCGTCAAATCCACTCTTACTCGATGCGAGTGCTATAGCCATAGTTAAATCTCCTTATAGATATGGCGTTGAAGTAATGCTACATATCCACCATGAAGAGGCTCTTTGTAATAGGGTAGTCAACTTTGCTTCTAGGCTGCGCTGCCTGTCTGCGTTGGGCCTGTACTTAGAGGTAGTTCTTTTGTGTGGCTAGTGCTTGAGTTAAGCATACACACTAATGTTGTGTATATGCTATAGTTTTATCTATGATACTTAGAATGTCAACTACTTTCTTGACATATCATAAATAAAGTTTCCGTTACGTTGGGCATCCATGATTTCATCTGCCCTCTTCTCATATTCTTTGATTGACATGTTAGCTACCTCAGACTCACGAATCATCTTAGCTGACTCATCTGGTTCTGGTGCTGCTGCACTTTTTGTCTTGACAGAAGATGCTGCTGCTTTCTCATCAGGTTTAGCTTTCTTCTTGTTAGTAATACCTTTGTCAATTTTGTATAAGTCTATTACACGTGCTACAGATTTTGCATCATCAACGTTTTCATACAAAGCATCTTGTACCCACTTAGGTTGTTCCTTTGCCCAATTATGAAACGTATCGTCTTGACGTATCTCTATAAAGTCAGGATG